ACTTATGTATCGGCAGACAATGGAGAAAATGATTTTCACCCCACAAGATTGCATTGGACGCTTCACCCCGAACGTGACCAAGCATGGTTTGAGGAAACAACAAGAAATCTTTCTCGCCGTCGAGTAGCCCAGGAGTATGAGTGTAACTTCAATGCTTCAGGTGAAACAGTTATTCATCCAGATAATTTAAATAAAATAGAACAGTTGTGTTGTGATCCTAAGCATCAAACAGGTTTTGATAGAAATTTTTGGATTTGGAAAGAATATGACCCAGAGAGTAAATACTTACTGGTAGGCGATGTCGCTCGTGGTGATGGTAATGACTATTCGGTATTTCATATCTTCGATACCAAAACTATGGAACAAGTCGCAGAATATCGCGGCAAGCCAACCACAGACTTGTTTGCGCGAATATTATTCGATGCAGGAAAAGAGTACGGAGATGCAATGGTCATTGTCGAGAATAACAACATTGGTTATTCAGTTCTGGAAAAACTCATTGATGCCGGTTATCCAAATTTATATTACTCTACTAAAGGAAGTCATGAGTACGTAGAGCATTATCGCGCCGAAGGAGCGACAAATGTAATCGCCGGATTTACAACCTCGCAAAAAACACGCCCCCTCATTGTTGCTAAACTAGAGGAATTCATAAGAAATGAACTAATTACTCTAAATTCCATAAGAGTATTTCAAGAACTAAAGACCTTTGTTTGGAGAAACGGCAGACCAGAAGCTCAAAGAGGGTATAATGATGATCTTGTCATGTCCCTCTCTATTGCATGTTGGGTGCGAGATACTGTTTTAGAAGAAAACAAACGAGACTTACAATATAAAAGGGCTTTTTTAAATTCTATGGTTACTTCAAACACAAAATTAAATACAACAATTCGTGGAATGCATGGCTACAAAAGTGAAGAAACATTTGATAAAATAAGAAAAGCACAAGAAAATTATAAAAATTTTGGATGGCTCATAAAAGGTTGATAAATGGAAAATAGAAACAAAAAAAATACACACAATCCGGAATCTTTTTTATTTAAAGCTCTCACTAGATTACTTTCGGGACCAATTACAAATTACCAACGACAGAATCCAAGGCAATTAAAAAGATGGCAATTAGATAAATATAAGTTTCAATCTGCTGCTGGATTAAGTTTTAAAAAATCAACCTATAATCCTTTTGACAATGTTTATGCGAATTCTACCTCTAATGTTGCCCGAGCAGAAAGATATGTAGACTTTGATCAAATGGAGTATATGCCTGAAATTGCGTCTGCTATGGACATTTATGCAGATGAGATGACAGTTTCTTCACCCCTTCAAAAACTTTTAACGGTAAACTGCCCCAATGAAGAAATTAAAGGAGTTTTGCACGATCTATTTTACAGTATTTTAAATATTGACTTCAATCTTTATGGCTGGTGTCGAAGTATGTGTAAATATGGCGATTACTTTCTTTATCTCGATATCGACGAGACTTTGGGGGTTAAGTCAGTTATCGGTTTGCCCCCAGCAGAGATCGAACGTTTAGAAGGGGAAGACAAGACGAACCCCAATTATGTCCAATTTCAATGGAATTCTGGTGGTCTTACTTTTGAAAATTGGCAAGTGGCACATTTTAGAATTCTTGGCAATGATAAATATGCACCCTATGGAACCTCGTGTTTGGAATCATCGCGGCGAATCTGGCGACAGTTAATGCTGCTTGAAGACGCTATGATGGCGTATCGAGTGGTACGCTCGCCTGAACGTCGTGTTTTTTATATTGACGTGGGCGGGATTCCCGAGAACGAAGTTGAGCAGCATATGCAAAGAATTGTTACTCAAATGAAAAGAAATCAAGTAATCGATCAAGATACTGGGCGTGTGGATTTGAGATATAACCCCATGAGTATCGATGAAGATTATTTTATCCCTGTTCGTGGCGGACAAGCCGGAACAAAAATTGAATCCCTACCAGGTGGAACCTATACGGGTGACATTGATGACGTTAAATATTTAAGAGATAAACTCTTTTCAGCTTTAAAGATACCCGCATCTTATCTTACCCAAGGTGATGAAGGGTCAGAAGATAAGACTACTCTAGCTCAAAGGGATATTCGTTTCGCCCGAACCATTAGTCGCCTTCAGAGAAGTGTTGTCTCAGAATTAGAAAAAATAGCTGTGATTCATTTATATACTTTAGGGTACAAAAATAAGGATCTTATTTCTTTTAAACTTCGTTTGAACGCCCCATCAAAACTTGCCGAGCTGCAAGAATTAGAACACTGGAGAACAAAATTTGAAATTGCCAGTACAGCAACAGAAGGCTTTTTTAGTCGAAGATGGGTTTCGAAGAATATATTCGACATGTCGGAACAAGAAGTTGTCCGAAACCAAAGGGAGATGTTCTACGATAGAAATTTAGATGCAGCACTCGAAGTGGCAACACAAGAAGCATCTGGTGAAATGGCTGCTGGTGAAGCTGGCGGTGATGATCTCTTAGGAGGTGATGACCTCGGCGACGAGATCGAAGGTGAAGGTGGTGACACAGGCGAAGAACTTGGCGGCGAAGACGAGGTGCTCCTTGCCGAACCTGGAAAGCGCAACGATTTACAATGGAAAACTCCGAAACCATCTGAGAGGACAACTCCAAAATCAAAAGGTAAGAAATACAAGCCCGTTAAATCTGACAAGAGGGATATGGGTGCTCGCAAGCGTAGTTACAAAGGAAAATATGCAGAGGAAGTGGGGAAAAACACTCCACGAAATATTCATAAGGGATGGACAGATGGACTTCAAGGTTTGTCAAAAGGAATTTACGAAAATCAGGAAACTAATTATAAGGAAAAATATAGGCAAGAAGAATTAAAGATTTTGGAAAATGATATAGAAATCCAAAAAATAATTGAAAATCTTGCCAGTAAAAATAAGCAGGAAAATAAAAATGACAAAGTTTAAACACAATAAGAAGAGAAATAGTGCTTTCCTATATGAAACCTTAATTCAAGAATTGACAAAATGTGTATTGTCAAAAGATGCCGCAAAACAAAAAAGCATTACCGATCTTATTAAGGAATCGTTTAGCGCCAATACAGAAATGTATAAAGAATTAAAATTATATCATGCTATTACACACACAAAGAATGTGCAACCAAAGATAGCTGAGAAGATTTTGAGTGAGGTTAAAGTTCGTCACTCTAATATAAACAAGAAACAGTTGATTTCTGAGCAAAATAAACTAACTCGACATATTAGAAAATCTTTATCTAACGAAGTTTTTGTAAATTTTATTCCCAACTACAAAGATTTAGCATCTATAGCTCAAATTTTCAATAACCGCGTTTCTGTCAAATCTAAAGTTCTCTTAGAAAATGAGTTAATAGAAAAAATGGCTTCCATTGGTCAAGAGAGAAAAATGGTTCCTGTCGATAACTTGGTGTACAAATCTTTTGTTTCCAAGTTTAACCAAAAGTATGGCGACACATTGTTTGAAGAACAGAAAATTTTATTAAATAAATTTATTACCTCTTTTAATAATAATGGTTTAGAGCTTAAATCTCACCTAAATGAAGAAATCGGACGCTTGAAAAAAGAGTTGCAAAATTCTCTAAAGACCGAGGAGTTTATTGCAGATCAAGAAATGTCCCAGGGAGTAAAAAAGGTGATCGATATTTTAGAGCATTATAAATCCCAGCCGCCCAATAAAGAGATGGTCGAGGAGATTATAAAAATTCAAGCTTTGGTGAAGGAATCATCCGTAAATGTCGATTAAAATAAATATTGAGCCGCAACCCGAGCCGAGCATAAAAATAGAGCTTCAAGTTAGAAAAACACTTGATGGTAAAATTATGATCTTAGATCATCGATTAATCGACATTATTCTTGACACAACGCTCAATAAAATTGTTACATTTCCTAAAGATGATTTGAGTGATGAGATATATGGAATTCAAAATTCCTATTTTAGACATCTTGTTAATGAGGGTGTCGTTACCCCCAGTTCAATTCAGAGTGGTAATGTATTTGGGAGTTTAGAAGGGAAATATGAGGAACCTATTGACGAAAACGTTAGTGCAGCGCAAGTAGTTTTATATTCTACCAAAAAATTTATTGATTCTCAAACTCCGCATTTAGAGATGCAAGAGTTTATAGAGAATGAATTTGAAGATCACCTGGTGGATCCTAATCCGGGTGACTCTACCGAACTTGGTGAAGTCCCTGAAGAACCAAAGAAGGGTTCTATCACTCCATCTCGAATCCGGCGTTATTTAAGTGGTTATGGATATTACTAATGAACTTATTGCTATTTGTGCTTGCGGCTTATGGTCTTACGCAAATTATAGTATTTGGAAGTATATTTAACAAAATCCGACCCTCTCACCACTTCTTTCATTGTTCCATGTGTATGGGTTGGTGGGTTGGACTCTTTTTGTGGGCAATTAACCAATATACAGAACTATTTACATTTGAATATTCTATTACTACTGCTTTTTTATTAGCATGTGTTAGTTCTGGGACATCGTATGTTTTGAGTATGGTTTTTGGCGACGAAGGAATAAATTTTAAAGTCAAAGGGGAAAGCAATGTTTAATAATTGTTATAAAACAAAGAAACGAGTGCTGCGACCAGTTCGCCGCTGTAAATCTGGTTGCAAGCCCGTGCGGGTTGCGCCCGCACTAAGAGGAAGTAAGGTATGAAAATTAGTAAAAAACGATTGGAAAAGATAATTTTAGAAGAAATAGATAATTTACACAGCCAAGATCGTAAACTTCACGATGAAGAAGTTCCAATTGCATCTATAGTGTATTTATTGGTTGGAAAAGCTTTGGATTCTGTACACGATTATCGCGGTTCAATGCCAGACGACCAAGATGTTTCCGAGGATTTTGAAGATATACACGAAAAATTGGCTAAATTCTGGACTATGCTAGATAGTCATCCCGATTTGGCAGATGGAGAAACACCGAAAGAGCTTTTAAAGCCACTACAAGAAAAGCAAGCCACTCAAGTTGAACAAATCATGCAGGAATTATCGCAACAAATCAAAGAGCAAGAACAAGATTGTACCGAAGAAGAGATCTCTAATGCACTCGATGTGGTGTCACGATGCGTAATGACTGGAAAATCTCAAAGACCACGTTCAACCGAAACAGAATTGGGGGTAATGCCACGAAAAGTGAGTGCGCCGCCTGAAGGAACCAAGGTTGGTGGCGTTAAATGGGTAAAAGAGGGAGAGACAGATGAGCAATAAATATCTTTTAAGGGAATATTATGAACTTTGTTCGGGAGGGGTTTGCCAAGACCTCTTAACCGAAGAAGAAAAGATTCAAGTTAAAAATGGAGCGACATTTCTTTCAGGTGTGATGCAGCGTTGTGACGAACAAAATGGTAACGGTCGAGTTTATCCAGCCCCTATTCTACAACGTGAAGCAAAAAATTATATGAAAGCTGTTAAAGAGAACCGAGCCTGTGGAGAACTTGATCATCCTGAAGATTCTGTAGTTAATCTTAAAAATGCATCTCACATGGTTACATCCATCTGGTGGGAAGGCAAAGACCTGATGGGCAAAATCAAAGTCCTTTCAACTCCTGCTGGTAAAATCTTGGAATCATTAATTAATGATGGAGTAATGCTTGGCATTTCATCTCGCGGCTTAGGCTCTGTGCGCGAATCTCAAGGTCAAACGATGGTAGAGGACGACTTTCAATTGATTTGTTTCGATATTGTGTCGGAACCTTCGACACAGGGCGCATATATGATGATGAACGAATCTAAAGAAAAAAGAATTTGGTCTAAAGCAGATCGGCTAAACCGTATGTTAAACGATATTATTGGTGACAAATGAACAAGAATGATTTAAAAAAGATCTTAAAGCCTCTTATTAAAGAGTGCATTAAAGAGGTTATCTTTGAAGATGGAACTCTTTCTGGAATTATATCCGAGGTTGCACAAGGTTTGTCAAGTATACAAACTCCTGTTCCTCAACAAATAGTAGAGAAAAAAGCTACCAAACAAGTTCAAGCTCCACATCGTAGCGAAGCTCTTAACGAAGCAAGAAAACAACTAGAAGAAACGAAAAAGAGTTTACAACAATCTGCTGGTTTAGAGGGCATCTTTGAAGGAACAACCCCAATGCACAGCCGAGACTCCTCTAGTTCGTCACAACATGGAGCACTACGAGATCATGATCCAAGTGATCCCGGTGTGGACATCAGTGGTATTATGAAGATTGCCGGTGGTGCATGGGGTCAATTAAAGTAGGCAAGATGCAAGTTAGAAAAAGAAAAAACGAATCTACCGAAAACCTCATTAAAAGATTCATAAGAAAATCAAAGAAAATTGGAATTGTTGAAGAATATCTCGAAAGAAGATATTTTAAAAAGCCTTCCGAAATTCGTAGAGAAAAAGAAGCTCAACGCCAAATAGAAATTGAAAAACAAAAGCGTAAAGAAAAAAAAGAAAGAGATGATTAGAAAACTAATTATAGAAAGAGGAATTTAAATTATGACATACAATAAAGCCGGTTTAGGGTCTGTTGGCTCTTATCAAGTTTCAGGAAAACCATTTCTTAGTGGAGGCGTTGATGTGTCAATTTACACGAGTGGTCCATTGGAAGTCTCCTTTCCATCGATCACAAGATGGATCACTGTAACAAATCACGATACAACAACTGATGGAGATGTAAAGGTCGCCTTTTCTGCAAACGGATTCGACACAAATAACTATTTTACCGTGAGCCAAGACAAGGGTGATTATACAAATACCATGACACAAAGACTTGAACTAAAAGTTACTAGAATGTATCTCACAGGAGCTTGTACAAATTGTGATATTATTGCGGGACTAACAGGAATTAGCACAACTGAAATTACAAATAACTGGTCCGGATCGTCTGGTGTCGGCTAAAACATTTAATAGTTCTTGCGCAGTTCTCCCACTATTATAGCATTTTACCATTCTTACACACTATTTATTTGAGACAACTATTACTATTAGGAGATTTAAATGTCATCATCAATGTTAGAACAAGCCGTAATCGATGCGCAAGCCCTTAAGGAAGCTGCTATCAAAAACGCAGAACAAGAAGTGTTAGAGAAATATTCAGGAGAAATCAAAGAAGCTGTTAATGCTTTGTTAGAGCAGGATATGGACCCTTTGGCGGACCCTTTGGCGGACCCTTTGGCGGACCCCATGGCAGAACCCGAAACAGCTGGAACCGACAATCTTTTAGGTATGTCACCTGCGGAAGAGGGCGGTGAGCAAGATTCGATTGTTGGCGATATCCCTTTCAAAGCCACAGAACAAGAAACTGGTGGAGCACCAGATGATACTATTATTCTTGACCTAGATGCACTAATGGAAGCAGTTAGTGCTGCCACAGACTCCAATGAAACTGAAGAAGCAGTCTATGAAGTGAGTGTAGCTGATTTTGAAAATCTTTTACAAGAAGATACTGATGGCGAGGAAATGGTGGAGGAAACAAAGGGTGGTGTCAAAGGACAACCGTCACTTGCAAAAACCACCGAAGAAGATGAAGATAACCCTATTGATTATGAAAAAAAGGGAAAAGTGGGTGGAAAAGTTTTTGAGGAAGAAATTGAAATTGATGAGGCAGTCTTCCAAGAAGCCATCGCAGAAATTCTAGAGGTAGACTTAGAAGTTGTACCTCGTGGAATGATGGGGACGACTCACCCCACAACCATTGAGCAAACAGATGCAATTAACATCGCAGCTGCCGCCGAAGAAGATACAGTTAAAGAAGAAGAAAATGAAGCTTTTAATAATGCTGTAAAAAAGATCGCAAATTTAGAAGAGCAAGTAAAATCTCTCAAGTCTGATAAGAATAGGCTTGCAAAAGTTCATAATGAACTTAAGAGTGTTGCCCGTCAAGTCAGTGATAAGCTGACTGAATTAAACACAGCCAATGCTAAATTGGTATATCAGAATCGTATTCTGGAATCCTCCTCCTTGAATGAGCGACAAAAAGAAAAACTTGTCGAAGCGATTTCAAACGCGAAATCAAACAAAGAAGCTAAGGTTATTTATGAAACCTTGCAAGAATCACTGACTTCAAAAGAGCAATCAGCTCCCCAGAATTTGAGTGAGGCTGTAAGTAAAAATAATCGGCTTATTTTACAATCAAACAAAGATAAAGAGCAAGTTTCTAAATCTGCTTCCGAGCGCATGAAAAGACTTGCTGGAATAATTTAAGGAGAATTAATACAATGAGTATTATTGAAAAACTAACTGAGGGCATCATGAAACGTGATGTCCAAAAAGAAGGACAGGCTCTTCTCAATAAGTGGGATAAGACTGGTCTTTTGGAAGGGTTGGGCACCGATCATAGCCGAAATGCTATGGCAGCTCTACTCGAAAATCAAGCCAAGGAACTTCTTCGTGAAGCTTCGTCAATGGCAGCAGGAGACGTAGAAGGATTTGCAGCAGTTGCATTTCCTATTGTACGTCGAGTGTTTGGTGGTCTAATTGCAAACGAGCTAGTGTCAGTTCAGCCTATGAGCTTGCCATCTGGTCTTATTTTCTTTCTAGACTTTACTTACGGAACAACAAAGGGTGCTTATACTTCGGGTGACTCAATTTATGGCGGCGGAAAGATTGGCAACCAAATTACTGGTGGTGTTAGTCTTACTGGCGACAATGCTGAAAAGAGTTTTTACGCCTTGAATAACGGTTACTCTTCCCCAACAGGTAGTGCAACTATTGCCACAACCATGTTATTGTCTGGTACTGTTGGTGGTGTAGGCACCGGTCTTGATGGTGGAGATTCACAAGGACAACTTTCGAAAGCTGTTAATTATGATCCGGATCTCTCCGGAACAATTGTTGCTGTTGCAGAGGTTAACTTGACTCCACTGAGTGCCGCACAGTTTAATATGAAAGATTTTGTCACTATTCGTCTGACCGATCTGGATCACGGAACTACCGTCCGTCGCCTCACGCGACTTTCAGGTACTGTTGCTGATAACAAGATCATTGTTGTGGCGCAAAATACTGGATCGAGCACAGCAGCTCAAATGGCGACCGCACTCAATGGTGCCGTAGCTGCTGACTTCGTTATCGATGACGATTTTACCAATGGTTCACTTGGTGGCGTAGTTGGTACACAGGTCTGGGGTCTTGAAAACAACGTTGCTATTCCTGAGATTGATATCAAGGTTGACAGTGTTTCAATTACTGCTATCACTAAAAAGTTGAAAGCAAGATGGACACCAGAATTGCAACAGGATATTAATGCATATCACAATATGGATGCAGAGGTTGAGCTTACTGGAATTCTTAGTGAAACAATCGCGCTAGAAATTGATCAAGAAATCTTAGAAGATTTGGTCAAGGGTGCCTCCGCTGGTACTCTTTATTGGTCGCGACTACCTGGTAAATTTGTAGGAGCTACTGGGGCAAGCGTTAATCAGTCTCTCTTCCCTGATTTCACCGGAACAGTTTCGGAGTGGTATGAAACACTTCTAGAAACTGTTAACGATGTGTCTGCACAAATTCACCGTAAAACTTTGCGTGGTGGAGCAAACTTCTTGGTCACAAGCCCAGAGGTTGCAAACATCCTAGAGTTTACAAGTGGTTTCCGTGCTGATACAACCGCCGATGAAAATCGCGGAACAGCGGGCGCAGTTAAGGTTGGCTCACTGAGCAAGAAATGGGACATCTACGTTGATCCGTATTTCCCACGAAATGTAATTCTTGTTGGTCGCAAAGGTAATAGCTTCCTCGAAAGTGGATATGTCTATGCACCTTATGTGCCCCTACAAGTCACTCCGACCATTTTTGGACCAGATGACTTCACACCTCGCAAGGGTGTGATGACTCGATATGGTAAAAAGATGGTTAGACCTGACATGTACGGTCTTGTGATTGTTGAAGATTTAGTATAAATCATCAATACATAACTTAAACCTTTTAGAATGCCTCACCTTTCTTTATGGAAGGTGGGGTTTTCTTTTTTTCATTTAAGAACCTTTTTGACTATTTAACATACAGGAGAGTAAATAAATGCCAGCACCACCCACTCTATCACCAGTTCAAAAAACAAGCCCCTATGTTTTGCCAGCAACAGGAACTTATTCGAATGTCACCTCCACGGCACTTCCCTATGGAATTTATTTAGGATCAACAGATTTTATTTCAGGTGCGGTGGATCAGGTAGCTCTTACATACAAGATGCTTGGTGGTGATGTTCTGGATATTGAATTAACAGAACAAAATGTTTATACATCTTACGAAGCGGCTATATTAGAGTATTCTTATATCGTAAACAATCATCAAGCAAAAAACGTGCTATCTAGTTTCCTGGGTGCAACTACTGGTACGTTCGACCATGATGGACAATTAAAGTCAGGAGAGCTGTCTTCAAGCTTGGGAGGAACTCAAGCATCTTTAAAATACCCCAAATTTACTTTTGCAGCAAGCAAACACATTTCTAATGGTCTTGCTGAAGGTGCTGCCCTCGGAGATACCCGCATTTATTCAGCATCTTTCTCCATGGAAGATAATAAGCAAGATTATGATTTACAAAAAGTTGTTCAAGATGCGTCGGTATCTTCTTCAGCGGACTCCGATATATCTTTCACGGGTAGTATCAATAATAAAAGAATCGAAATCCGTCGTGTCTACTATAAGTCTCCCGGAGCAATGTGGAGGTTTTATGGCTATTATGGTGGATTAAATGTTGTGGGCAATCTTTTCACTTATGGGCAATATTCAGATGAATCTACGTTTGAAGTTGTTCCGGCGTGGCAGAATAAGCTTCAATCAATGGCGTTTGAAACCAATCTTTATACAAGAGCTTCCCACTACTCTTATGAGATTCGAGATAACAGGATTAGAATTTACCCACCACCCAGCACACCAGGAGCTGGTTCTCCAACGAAAATGTGGTTTGAGTTTACTGTACCAACCGACCCGTGGACCGAAGAAGCAACCCGAAAGTCTGGTGTAGATGGTATTAACAACCTAAACACGCTGCCTTTTGCAAATATCCCTTATGAAAATATTAACAGTATGGGTAAGCAGTGGATTAGGAAATATGCTTTGGCTGTTTCAAAAGAAATGTTGGCTCAAGTTCGTGGGAAGTTTGGCTCTATTCCTATTCCTGGGAATTCGGTGACATTAAATTCCTCAGAACTTGCATCACAGGCTAAGGAAGAACAAAATTTTCTAAAAGACGAATTAAAAGTTCTATTGGATGAACTTACTTATCAAGCCATGGTTGAAAAAGATGCAACAATGGCAGAATCGGCTAAAACAACGCAAATTAATATTCCTATGGGAATTTATTTAGGATAGAATCATGGCGGATAATAAATGGAACAGACCAGATCATCCACCCCCACCACTTTTTTTCAACAAGAAAGAAAGGGACTTGGTAAAACAGGTAAATGATGAACTTATCGAGCGTGTTATTGGTCAAACCATTCTCTATTATCCCATAAGTGTGGAGCATAGTGATTTTCACCCCCTTTATGGTGAATCAATTACAAAAAACTTTTTACCACCCATAAAAGTAAATGTATTGATTGATTGGACCGGGACCGAAACAACAACAACCAATTTCGGGGTTGATCGATTATACTCCTTAACTTGCCACTTTCATGAAAGGAGATTGCAAGAAGATCAAGACTTGTATGTTCGTGAGGGTGATTTTATCCTATACGGAGGAGATTATTACGAGATTGTAACAACATCAGAAACGACAAGTCTGTTCGGTCAAGTAGAGAATCAGTTAGAAATCTCAGCTAAATGTAATAGAGCGCGACAGGGAGTATTCGACGGTAAGTAATTATGAAAGATATCAGCAATGTTAGTGGCACAATTGAAAAGATTATGCCTTTTAAGCCTTCGACTTTTGAAACCATTGATTACGCTGTGGTTAGCTGGGTTGAAGATCAAATGAATGTCTTTTGTACAACTAACAAAGGGTTTAAGAAAGTTCCAACTGTGTGGGTCGCTGGTGAGCGTTCTTGGCAGGTCAAAAATGATAAAAACTTAAGAGATTCTGATGGTGCTTTGATATTTCCAATGATAACCGTGCAGAGAGATAGTATCAACAAAAACCCCCAAAAAAAGGGTGTTTTTTATGGTAATGTCCCACCAGTCCCCGACAACAAAGGTGGCTCAGTAACAATTGCGAGAAGGGTCAACCAAGAAAAGACCTCAAATTTTTTAAACGCAGACGCATATAGGAAAGCAAGCAAGATCGCAGGTAATGCGGGTGCAACTGGTGGTCAACAAATTAATTTTCCTAGCAAAAAAAAGAACAAAAAAATCGTTTATGAAACGATTACGGTTCCGATGCCAGTATATGTTGAAATTAAGTATGTTATAACCGCTAGAACGGAATATCAACAACAAATGAATGAAATCTTGCAACCTTATATTGTGAACACGGGCGGTATAAACTATAAAGTCCTTATTGGTCATGACGGTCATCGATATGAAGCGTTTATGGATCAAAATTTTAATGTCACAAACAATCTTAATCAATTGGGGGAAGAACCAAGAATATATGAGACTCAAATAACAGTAAACGTACTTGGTTATTTGGTTGGAGCTACTGCAAACGCTAAACAACCCAATATTGTTATTAGAGAAAACGCAGTCCAGGTTAGTATACCACGCGAAAGAACTATATTTGGTGATGAGCCTGACTGGAAAAACGGAAAATATGAGCCTTAGAGTTTCATTTGGCTTTTGCGGCAATAACCTACTATTTATTAGAGAAATTAAGTATTTTATACCTAACAAGGAGATTCACATAGATGGCTAAAACTGGCGTTGATAAATTTAGATTTATTTCACCTGGAATTCAGATTGCAGAAATTGACAATTCCCAACTACCCCAATCACCGGAACCAGTAGGACCGGTAATTGTAGGGACAACATTACGAGGGCCTGCATTGCGCCCCACAAAAGTCGATTCATTTTCGGAATTTGTAGAAATTTTTGGTATGCCTCAAGCGGGCAACAAAACAGGAGATATTTGGAGGGATGGTGTATTTGGATTATCCCCCACATATGGCGCTTATGCTGCTCAAGCGTGGCTTAGAAATAATAACCCAGTTACATTTGTTAGACTCCTTGGTAAAGCAAATACAGACGCAACAACCGGCGGTGTCGCAGGTTGGAAAATTGGCGGTTCACACGATGGAGCCTACGCAAATGGTGGTGCATTTGGATTGTGGTTGATTAATTCAGCTAGTTCGCCCGCGACCACGCCTGCAACCGGTACACTCGCAGCAACTTTTTATTGTGATACTGGACGAATTGATCTTTCTGGAACCATGGGTGGAACTACAACAACTGCTTCCGCAGGGCATCTAATTCAAAGTCGAGGAACAGGAATAGAGTTTCTGGCACAGGTTAGGAGTGGTTCTGCTGGTGGAGTTGCTGAAACTATCAGTTTCAACTTCAATGAAAATTCTAAAAAATATATTAGGAAAGTTTTTAATACCAACCCTACGCTCATCGACCCCAACAATCGACAATATGCCACAGCCAATCGTAAAAGTTACGTGCTTGGGGAAACATATGACAGAGCCGTTGATGAATTCATAACAAATACGGGCGGGAGTGACAGCCGAGTCTTCGGTGTAATCTTACCTCTAGCCAACAGTGTCACTGATACTAATGTTAATCAATCTAGTTTAATTAAAGCATCGACGGGTTGGGTTATTTCTCAAGATTTAGGAAACTATAGTACATTTGGACCCCTTAATAACAATATCAACAAGTTATTTAGGTTTAGGAGTCTTGAGGGCGGTTCATGGAATCAAAAAAATCTTAAGATTTCTATTCGAGATCTTAATGCCGCAGCCAATGAATTTTCACCATTTGGCAGCTTCACAGTAGAAATTCGATCCTCAAAAGATAGTGATAATGACCCAACTGTTCTAGAGAGTTTTACCAATTGTAATCTTAATCCAAATTCTGCTAACTATGTCGCCCGAAAGATTGGTGATTCGTATGTAGAGTGGAGTGATACGGATAGGCGATATCGGGAATATGGCAATTTTGCAAATAAATCAAAATATGTTTATATTGTAATGCACTCAGATGTAGATGCAGGCGCAATTCCTGAAGAAACATTACCTTTTGGTTATTATGGTCCACTACGTTTCCGTGGATTTGGAGTTACCGCATCGGCGGATACACTTACACACACCTTGACTCCAAACAATGCGGGAATTACTGCGGGCGCTAACACAAACGCAGTCTTGGAGCAATATGGGGGTGGAAGTGGACATGGGATTGTACAGTTCCTCGGTAATTTCCAAGGTGCATTTTTGTACCCGAAGACATACCTACGACACACTACAGAAAATGGCAACTTGTCATCACCAACTGATGCTTATTTTGGTCTTGATACCACTATTTCTGGAAGTTCGACACGCTTTGAACCTTCTTATGTGGATGTGGTCGGAGGTTTGCCAGATGACTTAAGGGTTGCAGACCCAGGCGCAGCAACCCCATCAAACACAACTTCCGGTCCTACAGAGTATGAGTATGTGTTTACACTGGATGATGTGACACGTCATTCTACTATTACTTCTGGAATTACAGCAACAACAGCATCTGCCACTGCCTATTGGGTTTCTGGTTCTCGCCGTGCGGGAGTTTCTTTAACCTCTACCGGTTCTTCACCCACATACAAGGGTGTTCTGGATGCAGATTTTACTAAGTTTACGATGCCATTATTTGGTGGGTTTGACGGCGTAGATATTGAAGAAAGAGATCCTTTCAATGATTGGAGTCTTGGCGGAAATAACTCAACAACATTTACTGAAACTACAAGTTATGCTTTTAACTCGGTAAAAATGGCAATTGATTCTTGCGCAGACCCAGAAGTTGTAGAGTGCAATATGATGACAGCACCGGGAATTACTACAAGCGGAATTACAAATCATATTCTAAATGTAAGTGAGAATCGAGGCGATTCCTTAGCAGTAATTGATATTGCTGGAAACTATACGCCACGCGAGGATCGGTCAGCTTATTACTCTAGCGATTCTAATAGTGCCATTCGCGGCTCTGTTTCAACCGCTGTGTCAACGTTAGATGACAGAGTTATTAATAACAGTTACGGAGTAACATACTTCCCATGGTTGCGATATGTTGATGAGAATAGTGGGCTTGATTTTTGGGGTCCACCATCGATTGCAGCGGTTGGCACGTATTCAAGTGCGCAAACAGATTCAGAATTGTGGTTCGCTCCCGCTGGTTTTACAAGAGGTGGCTTAACCGAAGGGTCTGCCGGTCTTCCTGTAATTGGTGTGAAACAACGCTTAACTTCTAAGGATAGAGATGATTTATACGAGGCAAACATTAATCCTATAGCATCTTTCCCAGCAGAAGGAATCGTTATTTTTGGACAAAAGACGCTTCAAAAGACGCCATCTGCTCTAGACCGAGTGAATGTACGCCGATTGATGATTTATCTAAAGAAAGAGATTTCACGTATGGCAGCTCGATTGCTTTTCGACCAGAATGTTGAAGTAACGTGGCATCGGTTTACAAGTCAAGTTATTCCATTCTTAGACAGTGTAAAAACTCGTTTAGGACTAGAAGACTTCAAAGTGAAACTAGATAAAACAACTACAACACCTGACTTAATTGATAGGAATATTATGTATGCAAAGATTTATCTTAAGCCTGCTAAATCCATTGAGTTTATTGCAATTGACTTTGTAATTACAAACTCTGGGGCGGCTTTTGAGGATTAAATTGATAAGTAGCAACTACTTATTTTTAGGAGAGGATAATAAATGGCATTTTGGAATGACGCACAATTAGAACCTAAGCGTTCATATAGGTTTCTACTACTAATTACTGGTTTTCAACCATATCTTATAAAGTCGGTTAAAAAACCTTCGTTTACTATAGGGGAGACACCGCATCAATATCTTAATCACACCTTTTATTATCCTGGTCGCGTCACATGGAATGAGATTGATTTTACAATTGTTGATACAGTAGGTGATGCAGACAATGGAACCCGCCAAATTATGGGGCTTCTTGAAAATTCAGGATATAAACTTCCTTCTGCAACAAGCTATGATACTATCTCAAAAAAGAAGGCAACGGAAGCTATGCGGCAAATTGAAATTCAAACAATTGATGCTGATGGTAATGTAAAAGAAAAGTGGTTTATCAAAAATGCCTGGATCAAGAGTGCGACTTTTGGAGACTTATCATATGAAAACGAAACAATGCTAAACATTGCAGTCAGTTTGAGGTATGATAATGCTGGTGTTGAATTTATGGAACCAGTTGGCAAGCTGCCATCTAATTTATCCGTCTAATTTTACACACAAGGAAAATAAAATTTTAAAACTTTTTAAAAACAGAGGTAAACATGCCACGAAATAATGAATCTCGACTAGGGGTTCAATCAGAAGGCGATACGCCGCCAATCGAAAATTCAAATTCACTTTTAAATTTTGTAATACCCACTGAATTTGTAGAACTGCCTACAAAGGGCAAATTTTATCCACCTCACCACCCTCTACATAATGTAGAAGAAGTTGAGATGAGATATATGAGTGCAAAAGAAACCGACATTCTCACATCAAAAGCTCTCTTGAAAAAAGGGATCGCCATTGATAGAATGCTTGAGAGCCTTTTACTTGATAAGAGTATCAAAGCTGATGAAATGTTCACAGGAGATAAAAATGCTCTGGTAGTCGCTGCCCGAATTAGCGGATTTGGAGCAAACTATGAAGCACAGATTTCTTGTGATAATTGCGGACATTCAGCGGAACATGATTTTGAACTTAATGAAATCGTGTCCAAACAAACAGCAGATGATATACGTTTCTCTGAACGGGGTACTTTTTTCATCAAACTCCCCAAGACTGGAGTTGAGGCAGAGTGTTGTTTGTTAACCGGAAAAGATGAGTCTTATCTTTTAGCCCAGTCCGAAAAAAGACGAAAATTAAAATTACCAGACACAACAATGACAGATCAATATAAGATGATTATTGTTTCTCTCAATGGTGTAGTCGAAAGGAGTAAAGTCGAGGAATTTGTGGATGTAATGCCTGCCATGGATGCTACTCATCTTCGTAAAGAATATGATAGAGCAAGACCAGATGTAGACATGACGTTTCAATTCGAATGCAGCAATTGCGGTGCCGAAAATGAAACTGATATCCCTTTCTCGGCTAACTTTTTTTGGCCTAAGTGATTCGTATAGCGAGTACGTCTACGAACAGCTTTTTTATTTAAAGCATTACGGTGGATGGAGCTTTATCGAATCTTACAGTTTGCCCGTCCAACTACGAGAGTGGTGGGTCAAGCGCATAGGTAAAGAATTCCAAAGAGAAAAAGAAGATTTGGAAAAGTCGCAAAATAAAAATGCCTCTCTTCCTTATCGCGCACCCTGATTAAAACCTCTGTAATGGAGGTTTTTTATTTTAATCATTGGACTATTTAATATATGGAGATTTTATTGTGAAAGATATAAACAATTTTTCAAATACTGTAAAGAATATCTTGCAAGCTACCATGGGACTCGCTTCGCAGCCGATTTCTATTAAGGGAAGTCAAAAATATGTAAACACTTTTGTGGAGACACTATTGCAGGAAAAAAGATTTCTTGAAAAATATTTAGAGCATGGCAAAGAACATTCTTCAACCCAAACTGAACGAGCATTATTGGAAGAGAAGATTGAGAATTTTGAAAATTCAACAGGAATTGTCTGGCCTCTAGGAGATTAATAAAAAATGGCTAACGGTCCTGGTGGTGGTGGCAATCGAAGTCGATTAGGGGTTCTTGGTCGATCTGCGATTTATGCAGGTGCAACAGTTGGTGCTGAAAGCCTAGCCCCCGGAACTGGTGCAGCTGTCGCTGGTACTGCCGCTGCCGCCGAAGGGCTGACCAAAGTTATCCAGGCACTCCAGGGTGCAGTCGAGAAACTGACTGAGCCGTTTGAAGAATTTTCGGACGCCACATCCAAAGCAGCCCAAGCATTCGGAACCAAAGGTTGGTTTGAAAGTTTTGTAGATGCTGCCACCAAAGTGGACGACCTTCGAGCGAATTTACAACGTGCAACAGGACAAACAGAACAATATGCTAAGGCTGCAATAAGTTTGCAAGGCGCACTTAGTGGTCTTGGGTTGTCCACTGAAGAAGCTACCAAAACTTTTACAGCTTTACATGAGTCTTACTCTGATTTTTCAGATCTCTCTCCAAGGATCCAAAAAGCCCTCGCACAACAAACTGCTTCACTAACAAGATTAGGAATTTCTCAAGAAACAACTGCAAAAAACTATCAACTTATGGGCAAAGCTCTAAGAATGACAGATAAAGAAATGGAGAAGGCAACCGCGAGGATGACGAAATCTGCATTATCTTTGGGAATTGCCCCTCAAAAAATGGCAAGTGATTATACATCAATCATGCCACAATTAATGCATTGGGGTCGAAGTGCAGAAGATGTTTTTTATAAACTAGCTGCACAGTCAAAAGCCACTGGAGTTGAAATGGGTGAACTACTTGGTGTCGCATCTGGTTTTGACACCTTTGAATCAGCTGCTCAAAAAACTGCTAAACTAAATATGCTTTTGGGTGGACCCTATTTAAATTCTGTTAAGATGCTCGCGGCGGACGAAAATGAAAGAATTGAAATCTTGAGGGAAAACATTAAACTCACAGGGTTGTCGGTCGAACAGTTCGGACGGTTCCGTGGCAAGAACATAATGCAAGAAATGGGCTTTAAAGATATGGCTACTTTCTATCAAGCCATGGGAGCACCCGATAGTGTAATCGAAAAATATAGAAAAAAACTAACACCCGCTGAGCTTGCTCAACAAAATTTAAATAAAGCGATAAACCAAGGAGCGAAACTTACCGAACGATGGTCGGCATTTTTCGAAAGAACCTCACGAATTATTGGAAACCAATTCTTACCTATCATGAAAGAGTTCGGTAAATTTATGATGTCCGGTGAAGGCGGCAAAGGCATCACCGACATGTTTAATTTCTTTGCTTTGCGCATAAAAGATGTGGTGAAATGGTGGGATCAACTAGATGCTCCAACTAAATCAACTATTACAAACTTTGCCAAATTTCAACTAAAATTGGTAGCTACATCATTTGCCGTATCGCAATTTTCGGGGATATTAAGTCCTGTGCTGGGGATGTTCACGAGCCCAGGCACAGGCTTGATCGCTGCATTGGTCTATGTCTCACAATATTGGGGTAGATGGGATGATCTTATAAAAGACACAACCACCCACCTTTATCGATTGGACAACACAATCAGTACCTGGTTAGGGACTATGAAGAAAAAAGAGGGTTGGCAGTGGTTATCTTATGTTGAAGACTTTTATAAATTTATGAAGGTTAAGATCCCTGACGCCATAAATACTGTGGCTACCTATTTTGGACCGACTGGTAGTTTCAGCAGTGACTTTGCTTATTTTTCTCAGCAAGTGAAAGATGGTTACGAGATTGTTTCATCTTATTTTACGACAATCCAAAAAGCAACTGCGGCACAAGGTGGGGGACTGAAAGGGATTATCGCGGTGTTAAAAAGCGAAGTTAAGAGCTTTATTCGAGAAACAGGAAAATTTTTACTTTCAGAGTTTGGAGACACTATCGCCTTTTTCGGCAAAGAGTTTGAAGCAACTACTACAATTGCGGGTGTCAATCTCGCCGGTACTGGGACAGCCAACCTGCAACGCTCCTTACAAATGTCAGGTGGTATACGAGAACGACTGCAATCAAAATCGGGTCGCGAGTTAGCAGCATTTGATTTAAAACAATTTGTCGAAGCCCAGCAAAAATATGATGATTCTAAAGGTTTCTTGGGGAATGGCAATCCATCACTTCTGGGTGGAGTCCAAGGAACTCGTGTGGGTCAAATTCTGCGAAAACATTTCGGAGAAGCCGCAGCCAAGCAGATATTTGAGAGTGACACCGACGATCTTATTGAGAACCTAAAGCAAACTCTCGGAACCAAACATAGTGGAGGATCTTTCACCCGAGCAATTGTGCGAAATGATGAAGGAATTGTAATGGTTCCACCAGGAATGAGTGCGATGGCAATCGCATCTTCTTTAATGAATGGTGGAAACCAAAACGCAGCTGCATCAGGACCAATTAATCTTTATGTGGATGGAGAAAAACTTGCAAGCTCACTTCCTCTGGTAAATGCCTTAAATAAAGAGTTAGGAACTAAATTGGGATAGTATTTATTCTATAGGGAGGAAGCATAAGATGCCAGTAATAGCAAATGTACGAAAAGGATTGAGTCAGGGAGGGAGATTTCTCGGACTTGGTGGAACGTTTGATGATCAGTCAGATGCTCTCAAGAATGCCGGTCAAGTCATCCTGTTTACTCACGTCCCCACGGGAACAACAGTCGAATTTAAAGCATTTTTAACACAATTTCAAGATCAGTTTTCCTCCAAATGGCAATCACAGGCGGGTTATGGCAGGATGGATAACATTCAGATGTTTCAACAAACAACGCGCCACCTTCAAGTTACTTTTAAAGTTGTGGCAGCATCACTAGAAGAAGCCAAGAGCAATATGGTTAAAATGTCAACATTTTCTCAAATGCTTTACCCCACGTTTGACGGATCGGGAGGAGCCCAGACAATGAAGGCTGCCCCGTTAATAAAGCTGAAGTTTATGAATTGGGCACAGAATGCAACCGATGGCACAGGGTTAATGGGTGCGACAAAAGGCTTTAGTTTTGCGCCGGTTCTGGAGCCTGGTGTCTTTACAACTAAAGACGCAGCAGGAATTCCTATTTTATTTCCAAAAGAGCTGGCAGTCAGTGTTCAGATGGATGTTATTCATGAACATGCGTTGGGTTGGAGAAAGGAAAAAACGAAACCTAAACGCAAAACCGCACCAACCTCACAAAAATTAACAACGGCAACCGCAGTTGAATGGTATCAGCCGCAGAGTCAACTCTTTCCTTATGGAGAGTTCGTGGGAACACAAAATTTTAGCAATGTTGCAAGCCAAGTTCCCAATCCCGATTATGAGGAAAAAGAGAAAAAACAAATAACGGCAACTCCCGACGTTAATGCCAGGGGTGGTGGTGCAAGAGGCACACCAGGCTCCCAAGCGCGATTGAAGATGAAGCCCGCTCCGGATCTTGTGACGGGTTATAATGAAGTTCAGTGGGCAGCAATGGAGGCAGAGACGGGGCTTACAAAAACAAGTGACGCTGATCGCACGGTGCGGCTTGAGGAGTCGATGCTCAACCAAGGCATCGGGACTTTTAAGCCCTCACCGACTCCGCGAGTAGATGGTCCGAAACGCCTAGGAGATCTCGGTTACAACCCATAGGAATGATTTATGACCTCAAGATATAGCACAACTCCGATTGGCACAAACTCGTCAGAACAATACGAGAATGAGTTCAAAGAAAGGAACGTAAAATTTATAAGACAGTATTTTACTCCGATTCTTCGACACCTCGATCCCTCTCAAATGGTTGATATAAGCGGAATCTCTCATACCTGGAAAGTCGGGGACAGATATTATAAACTTGCCCATCGCTATTATGGAGATTCTGAACTATGGTGGGTGATCGCGTGGTTCAATAAAGCTCCCACCGAGTCTCATTTAAGGTTAGGAGACGTTATTTTAATTCCAACACCGCTTGAAACATTTTTAGATCGAATCGGAGTCTAATATGGCGAGAAGAAAACCAAAGACTGTAACATTCACCGAACAAGAATTTATTTTAGACAACATTCACCTTTTTAAAAACACTGTAAAAAGAGGGGAGAAGTGGGTTCCGCCACCATACACGCGCTTCATTCAACTTAGTGGCGCTCCGGGAGCAGAAGTAAACCGATTAGTATTAGCTCCTTTCTCTAAAGGTCTTCGTTTTAATCAAATTACTCCTGCTCAACTCTCTTTGCTTGTTCCGAAGATAAAGATCTACAAAATGTTGAGAGATGGAACATCAGTACAATTCCCTCTTAACACCCTTCAAACTGTCGATTCAATTACAAACAGTATCGAAGGGCGCGGCACCGCAGTTTCCCTTAGAAGCCTTCAGATGCGCGATGAGGGTAAGCACACAGAATCACGGGCAAACCAATCTGGGGAATTGAAACTGTATTGTCAAAGTTTGGAAGCTTTCTTCATGACAAGACCAGGGGACATCCGGTTTTCAGATTTATTACACACCGAACATGGCGGACAAACCTACCCATCTCAAGAAGAAATGTTGGCTGCTGATATTGTACGGAGATACCCAATAAAAATTGAAATAGGTTGGCAAGTGCCAGATGATAGTAATAACACCCTCTTTAATTCCTCTGAATTAAAGATGATTAGATCATTAAAGCATGTAGTGTTTATGCAAAGTTATCAGTATGAGATCGATCTTCAGGAGTCTGGCGAGATAGAGATTTCTATTAATTTTACTGGCAATTTAGATGCTACTTCTCAACAGGGAGCAGAACTTGATCTCTTTTTTGCCACCGACAACTCCATTCAGTCACAAGTTGTAACAAGCGAAAAAGATCGCCTCTCTCGCCAGCTCAAAGAAAGTAGAAAATCTGCTAAAGATGGTCTAGTTTCTGAAGAAGCAGTGCAAAAAGAAAAAAAGAGAACCCAAGCGGGTATTCAACAGGCTTTAAGTGATTTGAGTTCTATCTCTGCCAAGGATGCTTGGGTGTCCTTATTCACCATTATGGAAAATTTAAATTTTAATGAAGCAAGTGATGATGAAGATCAGGGCGGTCGCATGTTTTATATAGATTTGCCTGAAGATGTTTTGGTGTCTTATGTTGAGGCAAAGAGGCAGATGGCAAAAAATACCAAGCATAAGCGACTTGGTAATAAAATGTACAAGGCTAATGAATTCAGGAAACAGGTGGTGATATCTATATACAAGAGTGTTAAAAAACGGGGGACCAAAGGTGTTGACACTCATCCAATTTCTGAAGCAAAAGAGATCATCAAGAAAGCAGGGAATGATAAAAAGTCAAGGGACAAAATGCAAGCAGAGTGGGGAAAAGCGTTTCAAAGTTCTCTGTCTAAAGAATCGGGACAAGGCGAGCGCAGAATTAACTTTTTCTTTTTGGGCGATTTGATTGAAGCAGCCCTTACAATAATTCATGATAGACCAGAAATCGGAGAAGGTTGCCCGCCAAGTCTATCTGTAAGACGAATGCAGCAAGCTCAAAAAATGTGGGACAAAGTACGAGTCATCCTTGGAACCATAGAGATCAAAAATCCGTTAACCCAGGAAAGACACACAATGTCTTTGGCTGATTTACCAATTTCATTTAGCACATTTCAAATGTTCTGGGACAAAGTTGTGTGGGGTCCAAACAAGTTAAATTATTCTCTCACAAGCTTTTTAACTCACATAGGTACTGAATTAGTTCCATTGGCTTTTAAGAATTGTGTATTTGGGGGAAAGCCACTGGGGACAAGTGATCGGGCGACCATGTACAAATTCCGAATGCCAGCGTCGGACATACTGGATGAGATCTGGAAAAAAGGAGTGACAAAAAATATTTCTCTAGAGGAATTGACAGAAGCCAGATGGGAAAGATCCTCTGATGAAGACGGTTCCACAACAGAATATAAGGAATATATGTTATTGCAGGGAGATACGTCCGCACCACCGCTACCAACTAGAGCTAGTGATATAGCAACACGCCTTGCATACAATAGTGAGCATTCAGTTCCGACATTTTATATTGGAAATAACAAGGGGTTGTTGAAAAGTGTTCGTTTTGTAAGACATGGACTTCCCCCTTCTTTAATCGCCGAAAATATAGTAAATAACGCAGATAATAGTGGAGGAAATCTAGCTATGGCTGGACTCTATTCTTGTCGTGTAGAAATGTTTGGAAACCCTCTCATTTTAAATGGGATGAATATTTATATAAACCCTCGCTCTCTTGGTTTGCCGGATAGCATAACCACGGATATAGCAGGGGGTATTAATAAATATGAATGGGCATCTAATGTTGGCTTGGGTGGGTATTATCAAGTCCTACAAGTTACACACACGCTAGATTCAAGAGGTTACATGACTACTTTTGACGCTCTACCCCAAAATGCTCTCCTGGGTCTTGAAAAGTGGAGCAATACTCAAATCAAAAAAGCGAATAATGCTGCCAAGAAATCAATAAGTTGATAAATGTCCTATTTAATAATATAAACAAATGGCATCCATGTACGGAAATAATGATCTAAGTGCGGCAGAACTGTTTCGCCAAAGACTTTCATATAAAGAGTATGGATACTCAGCGCCAGTCACACCTTTTGATCTGTGGTATAATAAACCACTCTATGGCAGAGTTGGTGTTGATGGCTCTGTTGTTTATCCTCGTGAAAACTATTTAACACGCCTTGAGTCAAATACCGCAAAGAACATTTTTGTTTTAAATTTTGTTGCTGATGCTTTTTCTGATTTTCGTAAAAACTATATTTTTATGCAACCTTATGATGTAGTGGGAACAGTATTTGAATCCTTGGTTCCAGTTAAGGGATATTATAATCCAATATTGCGATGGAAAAGTTATGCTGGAAATATTTATGACACATTTGTTGGCGAATATTTAGAGGTTGCCAATCGTAAAAATAAAATCATATCTTTTGGCGACTACTTGACCGCTTTCGATAAATATATGGAAGAATTTGGTTCAATAACTCCAATAACTTTAACAAATTATTTGACATCCACCCTGATTTCACCCCTGATTTCTGGAATAATGATAGAACTCTCTAGTGCGAATCATGCAGATGATATGACCAAAGAACTTTTTTACATGGAGCAAAATTGTTTTGACTGCTATACTTCTGTTGCGCAAAAATTTGGATTTAAGATCGATAAGAATGCGCCTTGGCGTTTAATTGCAGATCTAAACTCACCTGCGATGCAAGGCTATATGGAAAAGTCTGGAGTGTCATTCTTGAACCTTTATGATATTTCCTACACCAAAACTCACGAAACTGATATGTCTCACATAAAAGAATTTCTTTATGAATCATATCGGACCTATGTGGAATCAAATCCTGATATCTTTATTTATGAATACTATGGCAAATGCCACAGAACATTAACAAAGACAATACCAAGAGAGATTTTGTTTGAAGACAAGTTTCTCGATCAATATCCCGATTCTTTTTGGGTGGGATATTATGTTAAAATGTTAGCAAATGAACAGCCCGGAGTTCTGACTTCGAAAGAGATGAACGATCTAATCTTCCAATCAGTATCATTGGCAAAAAATGAAGAATTAAACCAAGCAAGATCAATCATTTATAATACCTTCAATAAATTCACATTGACATGATCCATCAAATATGATAGGATCTAAAACATGTTATTTCAAATAATAGATAACAAACAAATTTGTTCGAGTATATATTCAAACAAACAAATTATTAACGATCCTGATTTTGACTCCCTAACACAAACATGGTCATACAATTCTTCTTTAAAAGATTATGATATTGATTACGCATCTTTATATGTTAACGGAAAATCATTGGATCAAAGTTGTCCTGACATTTTAAAAGATAAATGGGAGAAAGTCAAACAAAAACATTTAGCATTTCTTAAAAGCTTTGAAACTGGAAAAGTTAATTATAATGATTATTGCTTCTATGATCTTGTTCCTGAATCTTTTGTTATGGAATTCTTTGAAGTAAAGTCACAAATCACAGAACACATTCTTAAGACAAATGAAAAACCAAGAAACTATGATTTCATGGTTGAGTTGTCGGAATTGGTTGATGGGATATCAAAGAATAAATTAATATTAAACACATCAGGATTAGATGAATCTCTGCATCAATTGCGCACAAGAAAGTTTAAAGAAAAACTTCAGAGGACAAGCCCGTATGTTCAGTACAATGTCTTTGGAACAATCACAGGAAGGTTAACTACAAAGAAGGATTCATTCCCAATCCTTACAATGGACAAGAATTATAGAAAGATAATCCAGCCAAAGAATGATTGGTTTATTGAATTGGATTTTAACGCAGCAGAATTAAGATGCCTCTTGGCATTGAACGGAGTTGATCAGCCAGAGATGGATATCCATGAATGGAATGGAAAAATCTTAAACAAATTGTCTGATCATGTAATGGACAGAGATGAAATTAAACGCAAGATCTTTAGTTGGCTTTATGGTCCGCCGAATGTTTCTCTTGGTATCCCTGAAATTGAGAGGTATTATAGTAAGAAAGGGGTTAAACGTAAATACTGGACGGGAACAGAGATAGTAAACCCTTTCGGTCGCAGGATAAAAGCTGATGAATTCCATTCTCTAAATGCGATCATCCAAAGCACAACTTCCGACACGTTTTTAAGGCGAGCAATCGCAGTAAATAAAATGTTAAAGAATAGAAAGTCCTTTACAATGGGGCTGATTCATGATAGTATGGTAATTGATTTTGATCGCAATGACAAAGATTTATTAGAAGATTTAATAAAAGAATTCGGCAATACCGACTTGGGTAAATTTAAAGTAAATGCCAGCTTGGGAACAAACTTTGGCAATATGAGGAAATTCCGATGAGCACCAAACACTATGACAAGCTTGTAAGGGATCGTATCCCTCAAATTATTAAAGAAAAAGGTAGAACCTGCAAATTCAGGATCGCAGACACCAAAGAATATCGTCAGAAATTAATGGAAAAACTTCAAGAAGAAACTTCCGAATTCATCGAAACACCCTGCGTAGAAGAACTCGCTGATATTCAGGAAGTAATAGATGCTTTGTTAACAGAGTATAATTGGACAGGCTTGAAAGCCACCACTCAATTCAAAAAAATCACTCGCGGATCGTTTCACGACAAAATCATTCTTGAGGAAGTATCAGAATAATGGATACTATCATCGGTCTTGGCAACGCTGGGTGTAACATCGCAGACGAGTTTGCCAAATATCCTCAATATTCTATCAAAAAAATCGATGTTGGCTTGGAGAAGACCAAGACCACACTTCCCTTAAAAGAGCCTGAAAAGATTGAAGATTATGAAGAAAAACTGCCCACACTTCAGCATTTTTTCCGAGGTGTCCGTGGTGATATTTTGTTTGTCGTGGGTGGGGGTGGAAAAATTTCCTCAGCATCGCTAGGGGTTTTGCGTTATTTAAAAAATAAGTGCAATATTAATGTTTTGTATATCAGACCGGAACTATCATTACTTAATGAAACCCAAGCGAAGTTAGAGAAATTAGTTTTTAATGTATTTCAGGAATATGCGCGTTCTGGTGTTTTTGAAAGATTATATTTGACCTCCAATGAGGAGATTGAATCAATTCTTGGCGGGGTTTCCATCAAAGATTATTATAGTAAGATTAATCAAATGATTGTTTCGACTCTCCATATGATTAATGTTTATAATAACAATAAATCATTAACCAATACCTTCAGCACTTTACCAGTTGGGGCAAGAATTACTACCATCGGCATGAGCGATTTGGAAAAAAATGAAGATAAGATGTTTTTTTCTCTTGACAGCGTGTCCGATATCGTGTATTATTACACACACAATAAGACGAAGATTGAAACGGATCCCGAATTAATGAGTAAGATACGAAAAGCAATAGCTTCTCAAAAAGAAGACGGTTACAGAGTTACTTACGGAATTTATGAAACGGATTACGATCAAGATTACATTTATTGTTTAAACCATACTTCTATAATACAGAAGTAATAATTGGGGGGTTGGGAGATTTGCTAACCTCACCTTAAAATAAGGAGATAAAAAAAGATATGGCATTAGATATGGCAAAAATGAAGGCTAAACTCCAAGAGTCCGAATCTGGAGGGAAGTCTAAATCAGATAACGTTTTCTGGCGACCTCAAGAGGGCGATCAAGAAATTCGTTTAGTTCCAACAGACGATGGAGATCCGTTTAAGGTTTTCCATTTTCATTATAATCTAGGTGATGGAGCCCGTGGTGGCGTTCTTTGCCCAAAACGACAATTCGGGGATAACTGTCCAATTTGTGACTTTGCCTCTAAGTTGTGG